GAGGCTCTGTTACCAATGTTGGTGGAAGGATTGTAACTATTCTTTCTGCTGGTAATGATGCAGCTAAATCATTTACTGTAGTAGGTACTGATGTTAATGGAGACTCTCAAACAGAATCCATTACAGGCGCCAATGCAGGCACAGCTACTGGTTCTAAATATTTTAGAGTAATAGCCTCAATAACAGCTGTTGGTAATCCAGCAGGTGATGTTTCTGCTGGTATTAACACAGCAGTTGCAGATTTTGTTTTTGCAGGAAGAACTAGGCTACAAGGAATAAACATGGTTTGTTCTGGAACAGCAGGTAATGTTAGTTTTGTAAATACTTCAGAATCAGGTACAACTCTTTTTAAACTAGGTTCTGTTGCATCTGCTACAGTAACTAGAGATATTACTATTCCTGATAGTGGAATTTTATTTAATGGTGGTTTGTACATAAACTATACAACTGCAACTTTTGGTTCTATGACTGCTTTTTATGCCTAAAAATGGCTGAATACAAAGGTAAGACAGTAACACTTAACAAACCCAGGGCTATTTCAAAAGATAGTCCTGGATACGGTAAAAAACGTAAAGAAGTCTTTGTTAAAGGTTGTAGTAGTGAAAGTAGTAGAGTAAAAAGAATTACTTTTGGTGATAAACAAATGGGTATGCACAAAGAAAGTGCTGCTAGAAAAAAATCTTATTGCGCCAGAAGTGGTGGAATAAAAAGCGACAGATGTAGTGCAAACTACTGGGCGCGCAAAGATTGGAGTTGCTAATGGCAAAAACAGGATTATACGCAAATATAAAAGCAAAAAAAGATAGAATTGCTAAAGGTTCAGGAGAAAAAATGAGAAAACCTGGTACTCCAGGCGCTCCTACCGCAAAAAATTTTAGAGATGCTGCTAAAACAGCAAAACCAACAAGAAAAAAACTAGGTTCTGGCGGGCCAGCTAATTCATTTATTGCAAAAGGTTGTGGTAAGGTAATGAGTAGCAAGCGCAAAAGAACTACAATGTCTTAAAGGAGATAATAATGTTTAAAAGAACTAAAGGATACGCAATGGGCGGACCTGCATCAAAAGGAACTAAATATATGTCCAAAGGCGGTGCAGCCAAAGGAACTAAATATATGTCCAAAGGTGGTGCAGCCAAAGGAACTAAGTATATGTCTAAGGGCGGAGCAGCCAAAGGTACTAAATATATGTCCAAAGGTGGAGCGTCAATGAAGGGTACTAAATACATGGCCAAAGGCGGTAAAGTTTAATTTACATCCTTTATGTCATATTTAATTTCTAATATACCTCAGTTTAAATGCTGGGTAAGAAAAGAATTTACAGCAAATCATAGCAAGTATCATGGAGAGTATTTACATGCTCTTGTTATAGCTGTAAACACATTGCCAGATAGGTCTTTATCATTCCAGGTAGTTTTTACTGGGTGTGAGATAGACGATGAAGAAGACGCGCAAAACGTTCATGGCGGTGCTATGTGGGCTAGAATGCCTATTCAAGCTTTAGTAGCAGATATACCTCTAGAAGAATGGCCAGACCCTATGGAAGATCATTTAGCCCAACCTTGGGACTGTTTAAGTCACGAGCATTCTGTTGTGGTTTTGGATAGAGTTAGCTCGTCTCCTTGGATGTGTAAGATAGGTGGTGAATTCCACACAGGTAAATATTTATTTACTGTAGATTATACTGATAACTCAATAGCAGATGACCCTGCTCAACATAAGCAATCACATGTGTTATATTTAACAGACGCTGGCGAGTATACTGGTAACTTTGTAGCCTTACCCAATAATAGAGTAAGGGCAACAAATCCTGCTTTATGGCGTGTAGGTGAAGGAGCGCCAGACTTTATGCCTTCGCAATGGACACACTCAGCAGAACAACATGAGAGCTATATGGACCCTAATGTAACATTTAACAATTTATACGCTCAAGAGGAAGATTAATATGACAGAATTAAGCATAACAGCAAAAAGAAAACTAATTAAAGAACTAAAAGGCGCTTCTAAGTTGCACGCAAAACAAGCTAAACAAATAGAAAAGTCTTTAAAAAAAATTAAGAAGAAATAATGACAACATCAAATAGCACAAATTTTGAACCTAATGTAGCTGATTTTATTGAAGAAGCTTTTGAAAGATGTGGGCTAGAACTTCGTACTGGTTATGATCTAGTAACTGCAAAACGATCTATTAATCTTATGTTGGCTGAATGGGCTAACAGAGGTTTAAATCAATGGACGATTCAAGAGGAAACTCTTACAGTTATTGAAAACACGTTAAATTACACTTTAAACTCTAATGTTGTAGATGTTCTTGATTGCAGTTTAAGAAGAGTAGAAGGCTCTACAACAACAGATTTGTCTATGGGAAGATTAAGTCGTAGTGAGTATCTAAATATTCCTACCAAATCAACTACAGGAAGACCATCTCAATTTTTTCTTGACAAGCAAAACTCAGCTATATTAAAAATATGGCCTGCTCCAGAAAATTCTACAGACGTATTAGTTTTTAATAAGATAGTAAGAATGGACGATGCAGATACTGCTCTTAACACTATGGATATGCCTTTTAGGTTCTATCCTTGTTTTGCAGCTGGTTTGGCTTATTACATATCAGTAAAAAAAGCCCCAGAAAAAACACAAATGTTAAAACAAATGTACGAAGAAGAATTCGACAGAGCTTCTTCTACAGATGAGGATAGGGCTTCATTTAGAATTAGACCCTACACAGGATAATGGCTTACGCTTCTGGAAAATTTGCTCTAGCTTTATGTGATAGATGTGGTTTTCAGTACAAGTTATTAGAGCTTAAAAAAGAATGGAATAATTTAAAAACCTGTTCACAATGTTTTGAAACTAAACACCCTCAACTAGAACCAAAACCTGTAGTATCAGACCCACAATCTTTATATGAACCAAGACCAAGTAATGATCTTGAAGTAGGATTTGGTTATGTATTGTCAAATAATGACAAAATATTAGGCAGTTCTATAGAAGGATTTACGATGACATCATCCGTTGGAGAGGTTACAATTAATTAATTATGACTTATTCAGAAATAACAACATTAATTCAAAACTACCTCAATAATGATGAGGCTACTTTTAATTCTACTATTCCAGATTTTGTTAAAAATGCTGAAGATAGAATATTTAATTTAGTTCAAGAAGATGTATTTCGTAAGAATGTTCAAGGAACTTTGACAGCAGGAAATAGATTCTTAACTGCTCCTTCAGATTTTTTACTTACCTTTTCATTGGCAGTTATAGATTCAACTACTAATGATTTTAGTTTCTTATTAAAGAAACATCCAAGTTTTATGCAAGAATATGCTCCAGACTTAAGTGATACATCACAAAGAGGATTGCCAAAGTATTATGCAGATTACGATAAAGCTTATTCAACATCAACTAGCTCTGGTTCAACAATAGCACTAGCTCCAATACCAGACGCTAACTATACAGTAGAGTTACATTACTTATATAGACCAACCAGTTTAGTATCAGATACCGCAGGGACGTGGTTATCTGTTAATGCTAGAGATGCGCTGCTATACGCGTCTTTAATAGAAGGCCATACCTTTATGAAAGGTGAGCCAGATATATTAGCAAATTACGAAAATAGATTCTCGCAAGAAATAGCAAGAATAAAAGAACGAGCCGAAGCAAGAGGAAGACGAGACGAATATCGTTATGATTCCCTTCGATCGCAAGTTAGTTAACTTAAAAAAAAGGAGAAGTAGATGAACCCAATCAAGGAGCTTGAGGGGAAGAATATAGCCATTGTGGGCATGGGTAGGAGTTGGTTTGATTACTGCATGGCAAAGTCCCATGGTGCAGAATTTGATGAAGTATGGGCAATTAACGCAGTTTCTGACGTTATATTTCACGATAGAGTATTTATGATGGACCCAGCGTCTAGATTCTTAGACACAGATGATGCTGGAGGCCAAACTAATAGTATGGCAAAAGTATTAAAAGAACATCAAGGTCCAATATACACATGTGAACTAGATGATAGATGTCCAGGTCTGGTTGAATATCCAATAGATGAAGTATTAGAAGAATGGGGATGCCATTACTTTAATAATACTGTTGCCTATGTAATAGCATTTGCTTTATACAATAAAGTTGCTCATATACAGTTATTTGGCGTAGATTTTGGTTATAAAGGAAACTTATACTTTGCAGAAGCTGGTAGAGCTTGTGTTGAGTTTTGGTTAAGCAAATGTATGAGTGAAGGTATGAAAGTTGAGGTTGCATCTTCTAGTTACCTACTCGATGCAGCAGTTCCAGCAGAAGATAAATTATACGGATATCATCGTTTAGATGACCCTTTACTGGTTATGTCAGATGAAGAAGGCAAACTACAAAGTATGAAACGTAGTGAAGCTATGAAGTATCAAGAGCCAGAAAAACCTAAAGAACCAACTTTAATGGACAGATATGACACTCATATAAAGAAAGATAAACCTGTGGAACCTAAAAAATGGTAATAAAAATAACACCAGATGGATTGCCACAATTAGGAATGGTTGAAATAGCTACAACTCAGTTTGGAGGCCATCCTCCTGAGTTTTGGGCAGAGCAACTTACGGACAAAATAGTAGGTATTTCAGATGATAATGAAGAGCATATTAAAGCCCAAGCCAGAGCTTATAGAGACCTAATATATAAAGTATGTTTGATATATATCAAAAATGCTTTAAAATCTTATAAAGCTACCTTAATTCAAGATTTATCTAAAGGGGGTAGTGAGGATTTGGCAAAAATAATTAAAGGTATTTAATATGGCAATAACATCAACATTGACAACAAGCTTCAAAACAGAATTGTTGACAGGCACTCATAACTTCACTAACAGTAGTGGTAACAGTTTTAAGTTAGCCTTGTATACAAGTTCAGCAACTTTGGGAGCTACTACAACTGCTTTTACTACAACTGGTCAAGCAAGTGGCACTAACTATAGTTCAGGTGGTTCTGCGTTAACTAACGTAACACCTTCTGCTACAGGTACTACCGCTGTAACTGACTTTAATGACCTAACCTTTAGTACAGCTACAATTACAGCAAGAGGCTGTATGATCTATAACGACACAAATGGCGATAAATCAGTAGCAACTATAGATTTTGGTGGAGATAAAACTTCTACCGCAGGTGATTTTACAGTAGTATTTCCAGCAAAGGCAGCTGCGACAGCGATTATAAGAATAGCGTAAAATGGCTCAACAACTAAACGGTTGGGGTCGTGGCACCTGGGGTCAATTAGGCTTTGGTGAAGGCGATCTGCCCGTTAATGTTACAGCTCCATCTGCGCTTACTGTTGGCGCTCCAGTTGCAGGCGTAAACGCTCAAGCAATAGCATCAGTACCAGGTTTAGCAGGAACATTAGGTTCATTATCAGTTCTTGTTGATGGTGAAGCTAACGTAGTCCCAACAGGAGTAGCAGCTACTTCTGCAATAGGTAGCATATCTTTAATAACAAACAATAATATATCAGTAGTTGGTTTTAACATGCCATCAGCTGTTGGTTCTATCGTTCCTAACGCAGCAGCCGTTATAACTTTAGATACTTTAGAGGCAATGACAGCTGGAACCACAGATGTTAATGTTTGGGGATTAGTTGATGAAAATCAAAGTCCGTCCTATACTACAGTAACAGATACACAATCTCCTAACTGGAATGAAGTTGCTGCATAAATAATATATAATTTTCAAGAGGAATAGAAATGGCATCAACATACGTAAATGACCTAAGACTAAATGAACTGGCAACAGGTGACGGCGCAGGAACTTGGGGTACGACAACAAACACAAATTTAGAATTAATTGGCGAAGCTTTAGGTTATGGCACAGAAGCCATTACAACTAATGCTGATACTCACACTACTACAGTAGCAGACGGAGCTAGTGACCCTGGAAGGGCCATGTATCTTGAATACACAGGAACACTAGATTCAGCCTGTACAATTACGATTGCTCCTAACACTCTTAGCAGAATGCATTTTATTGAAAATGGTACAAGTGGTTCTCAAAACATAATTATTTCCCAAGGCAGTGGAGCTAACATCACTATTCCTCCAGGAGATACAAAAGCAGTTTATTTAGACGGAGCAGGAAGTGGTGCAGCAGTAGTTGACGCTTTTGCTAGTCTTAGTGTAGTAGATTTAAAAGTACAAGATGATCTAACAGTGACAGATGATATGACTGTTGGTGGCGATATAGACTTAGAAGGCTCTATAGATGTAAATGGAACAGCCAATTTAGACGTAGTAGATATAGACGGTGCTGTAAATATGGCAACTACTGCCCTTGTTACAGGCGTTCTTACTACAACAGCAGCCACAGTATTTAATGGTGGATTTGCTTCTAACGCAGCTTCAACAATTTCTACAGCCGATAACCTTGACACCCTCTCACTTATATCTACAGATGCAGATGCTAATGTTGCACCTAATCTTAGATTATATAGAAATAGTGGTTCTCCAGCAGACAGTGACCAGTTAGGTAAAATACAATTTGAAGGTAGAAATGATAACAGTCAAGATGTAATTTATTCAGAAATTATTAATCAAATAAAAGATGCTAGTGACGGAACGGAAGATGGAAGAATTGCTTTTAATTCTATGGTTGCAGGTACTTTAAGAGCAAGACTAGATATTTTACCAACAGAAACAGTTTTAAATGATGGTAGCATTGACCTAGACTTCAGAGTTGAATCTAATGGTGCAACTAATGCTTTTGTAATTGATGGTGGTAATAACGGAATTGGTTTTGGTGCAACACCAAGAGCAGATTTACATACTACATGGACACAAATATTTTTTGGACAAAAGGGTTCAATAATATCAGAAAGAGCTGGTAGCGGTGGTTTATATGGAACCATGATAACAGACAATCTTTATATTGACTCAGATACTGGTACATACGCAGCAATTGAAACTAATGAATCAAGTAAGCATGTCCAAGAAGCGGGAATACATACCTTCTATACAGCAGCAAGTGCAAGTGCGGGAGCAGCCCCAACTTTTATAGAAAATATAAGAATGAGTTCGTCGGCTGTTACTGTTAATGAAGGTTCTGCAGATGTAGACTTCAGAGTTGAATCAGACAACTTAACACACGCTTTGTTTGTACAGGGTTCGGATGGTTATGTAGGTATTGGAGATAGCAGTCCAGAATACCCTCTCGAAATAGCTAATGTGTTTAGTACCTCTATTGCATATCAGAGAACAGGTGTGTCTGCTAAAAAATGGGGCTTTACTTCAGATAATAATGGTACATTCTGGTCAAACATTACTGATAATGTTTCTGCCATGACTTTAACAAATGCAGGTGCAGCTACTTTTCCAGGAGCAGTTAACGCAGGTGCAGGATTAAGAATTTCAACAGACGGAAGTAATAATGGTGTTATTCAGACTTTAGGTCAAGATAAAGACATGTTCTTCTCAGGGGACGATGGTGGTTCTGGGATAAATGCTCTCATCCTTGATATGTCAGCAGCAGGAGCAGCTACTTTTAACAGCACAGTGTTATCCACAGGCGTTCTAAGCGTAGGAGCATCTTCAGCCGTAGGTATTGGAGCAGCAACAGCCGATGCTAATGTAGCAGAACTAGGTGCGGGATATTTAAATCTTGGTAGAGATGATACAGCCGATGCAGTTCAACTTGCTTTTAGTAAAAACGGTTCTCTACATTCAAGCATATTAACAGATAATAATGACCTTCATATAAAAGGTAATTCTTCAAATTTAGGAATAAGATTTGATGGTAATGATGGTGGCTCTGCTATTACTGCCCTTAGACTTGATATGGCAGATGCAGGTAACGCAGCATTTAGTGCTGGTGCAACATTCGCTCGTGATGTAAATATTACTTTAGCAGGTAACTCAGATAATTTAACTTTAACAACTACAGATGGAGATGCTAGTGCTGGTCCTAACCTTAGATTTTTTAGAAACTCTGGTTCACCAGCAAACAATGATTTAGCAGGAACAATATCTTTTGATTGTAAAAATAATGCTGGTCAAACTGTTACCTTAGCAGGAATAGATAATTATATTCTTGATGTTGCTGATGGGTCTGAAGATGGAGAGCTTACTATTACTACAATGGTGGGTGGTACTACAAGAAATCGTTTAGACTTTACAAACACTTCAACAATAGTTAACGAAAGTGGAATCGACATGGACTTTAGAGTTGAATCTTCAGCTAAAACTCATGCATTTTTTGTTCAAGGGTCTGGCAATGAGATATTTTTCGGTGCTTCAAGCACAACATACCCACAACAAAATAATTTTGTAAATATAAACACTGCCAGTGGCGTATCAATGACAATTGGAGGTCACTCTGGTACACATACATCTATGGTGTTTAAGCATGATGGTGCAAATACCGTTGGTTCAGTCGTAGTAAATGCTAGTGGCACGACCTATAACACCTCGTCCGACTACCGCCTAAAAGAAAACGTAGTAACTAACTGGGATGCAACTACAAGACTAAAACAACTAAAACCTTCACGCTTTAACTTTATTAAAGATGCAGGTACAACAGTGGATGGTTTCTTAGCCCACGAAGTTGAGAGTATAGTACCTGAAGCTATTTCAGGCACTAAAGATGCGTTATTTACGGCAGAAGATGAAACAAACAATAAAGGTATAGAAGGACAACCTAACTACCAAGGCATAGACCAAGGCAAGTTAGTACCACTACTGGTAAAAACTATACAAGAATTAGAAGCGAGAATAACAGCTTTAGAAAGCTAAACATAAAAGGAGAATAGAATGGCAATAGCATGGAAAATAACAGAAACAGAGTACACTAACGATTCTGACAAAGGGATAGTACACGCTTCATGGCAATGTACAAACTCTGAAGTAGTAGGCTCTGGAGACTCAGCAGTAACTCATACAGGTACAGTAGCAGGAATGGAATCTTATACTCCAGACCCTAGTGCTGCTGGATATAAAGCTTATGCTAGTGTTACAGAAGCTAATGTAAGAGCTTGGGTAAAAGCTACACTAGGTTCGGAAAAAGTTACTGAAGTAGAAACTAAAGTAGCAGCACAAATCACTAAAAGCAAAACTCCACCAACAGCGTGGGGAGTGCCTTGGTAACTAGAATTGATTTATAAACCAACACACCGACAAGTGTGCATAAACCCAAAAGGAGTAACTTATGGAAAATAAAGAAACTGTCAACAACTCTACTATTACAGTAGACGGTGTAGAATTTAAGGAGTCAGAAATGACCCCTAACCAAAGGTATCTAACAAGTCAATGTAAAGACTTGACGGGTAAAAAAGCTAGAATAGAATTTGAGTTAGATCAAATTCAGGCTAGTCTTAACGTATTTCAACAGGCTCTTATAGAAGCTACTAAAGAAAAAGCTTCTGAAGTATTAAACCCTGAAGATAAAAAATCTAAGGAGAAGAATAATGATTGATTTGATTATGTGGATTACCACAATAGTAACGGTTGCTTCAATAGTGGCTGCTTCAACACCAACGCCAAAAGACGATGTTTGGATTGGTAAACTTTATAAATTTATAGATTTATTAGCCTTAAACATAGGCAAAGCTAAGGAAAAGTAACATGAACTTTATTAAAAAGTTTTGGAATAATTTTATTGGCACTGAGGAAGTAAAAGTTAAAGTTGCTCCTAAAAAAGTTAAAAAAAAGAAAGTAGGTAGACCAGCTAAAATAACTACTGACAATATAGGCGACTAATGGCTACTGCTAAAGACGCTTTAAATGCAATAGAGTCTCACGAAAGAGAATGTAAAGCTTTGTATAAAAGTATTGATAAAAGATTAGAAGATGGCTCAAAACGCTTTGATAAGTTAGAAAACATGATTTGGGCCGTTTATCCTTTTATATTAGCAACGGTAATGTTATCTAGATTGATTTAATGGACGCGGTTGTTCAACTTATAACTGAATTAGGTTTTCCTATAGCAGCAGCTTTGGGACTAGGAGCTTTTGTATGGAAGCTTATCAACAGGATAATTGATGGCATGGAAGTTAAGGTAGATGTCTTAGACGAAAAGCTAGGAACAATTATCAATTCTATGGAAGGCAGACTAGGTGGCAAACTTGACAGTCAGCATGGTATTTTAGTAGCATTGATAGACAGGGTTAGGTCTTTAGATAATGAAATCATAAGACAAGACACTATGATTAAAACTATTTTAGGCGTTCCACAGTTAATTAACATTGATAAGATCGCTAAGGCGGACAGAGATGACCAAAGAAAAGACTGACAAGGATAAGGAAGAAGCAGCAAAAGTAAGAATATTTGCTTTTCTAGTTTTTGCTTTTGGTATTATGATGGCCTTTATAATAGCTCAAAACTCTCAAGCAGATCAGATTACACACAAGTTTAAATCTCCTTCATTCAATGGAATGAATACCTCTAGTCATTATTTAACTATTGAAAACCAGGAATTTAATAGAAGAAAAACTATTAAAGATGAAATTAAGGCAGCTTTAGAAG